CGCGACGTCGACACCCTCCTGTGACGAACGTCCACTCCTGGTACCGACGATCGTGAACAATAAGCATGTACTGCTTGTTATTGATCGTCGTCACCGGAATCGCTATACTTTTGTGCCTCTCCCGACATGGTTGGTCTTTCGGGGAATCCATTCCCTCCTACTGAGTCACTCGTAAAAAAATTCATCAACTTTCCCCCACCCCGTGATGGTTCATATGTAATCAAAAACAACAGTCCGAACAAAAGAAGCCACTTCCAGATTTGCATCTTTAGTCTAGGTGAACTTAAAATTTCCTTGCCGCCGAAGGCGGGAAGTACTGCCTGCGACAACGTGTTCTTGGTATTTAATTTACAGGCTGAACGAGCGGAGTCCCAGTCTCAGCTTTGGCGCTGAACGAATGTGCAAATGGATTGCTCTTGAGAACATTGTTTGCCAGGTTCAGATTTCCAGTACGTGGATCCTTCTGACCCTTGAACACGTTCAGGCGGTCATACTGGTTTGGTAAGTAGCGAGACCCGCGGCTTGCGTCGGCCGGACGAACTGGGAGCGCACCCGCCTCGAGACGCGTGTTTGTATTGGCGCCGACGGCACCGACGGGGTCGGCGCGCACATTCATGCGCCCGCCGTTACCGGCACGGTCGGGGTTGACGCGATTCTTCGACCACCTCATGGGGTCGTTGTATGCGGAACCGTACGCCTCTGCCACCATGTACTGTCCTGGGCCGAGTTCGAGGCCATCCTTGCGAAGCCCCGTCTCCTGGCGATTCGTCGTTCGGCGTGTCTTTTGGAAATCCGGACGACCTTCCGGTGCCGTGATGGCACCACCCTGCCCCTGACCGCGAGTCTGCATGGGCAGGTAGTTTGACGTCGTCTTGGACAGCTTGGCGGGGTGAGAAATAGCACCCAGTGTCGTTCCACCGTTCTTGATGACGGGATTGGCTGGACCACCCCACGTACCGGACAGAGTCGTCAGACGCTCCTCGTTCATGTTGTTGGGCAGAATACGGAAAAACTGCTGGAAACCACCTGACGCTGGTGTGTCCGGTGACAGACCGAGGCCGCGTCCGACGTATTTCTTGTCTGCAGGTGTTACATTGTTCATCTTGTTCGTGACCGGCTCACGGCTTCCATCCGTCTGATACACGGGCTGACCGAATGGAAAACGAGTTCCATTAGGTACGACGTCCGCGAAACTTGGTGCAATATCTTTCGGTGGAAGACGGAACCCTCCTGAAAACCCACGTCCCGTGTTCGGCTCGAGATTCAGTGGGTCGAGGGGTGGGTCCTGCTGAGCAAACTTGTACTGAACGAGATCAAATTTAGTAATCTGTTCTGGCTGTGAAGGCATCACCGCCTGCTCCTCCTTGACGTCGCTGAGTTTCTTTCCGGCAAATACCAGACCGACAACGGCGGCAAGACTGAAGGGGTCCATCTATTATTTAGATGTTATTTTTTATCCGCGAGTCCAAGAGGCGATCCGCGCCTCTTGTCCAGTTTCCACCTGCGGCGGAAAGGACTTACTGCTTGTCTGTAGGGTAACGCTTCGCGTAAGACGCCGACTGGTACATTGCGTACGTGCTCGCCGGGTCCCACGACATGAATTTGTTCACTGGTTTTTCAATGTACAGCTCAGGGAAGTCGTACGGCTTGTCAGCGTAGTACTTGTTGTTGCGGGACGTCGTCTGTGAACGCAGAGCATCGTCCGTCATGACAATGTCGACGTAGTTCGTGTTCTTGGGACCAAAGTACATTCCATCCTCAACCATGAGGAGGCCGGGCTGAAGCACACTGCTCGGCATTATTACTTGTAGTTGATATTTTTATCCAACGGGCGAAGCCCGTTGTCTAGCGTCCGTTACCACCACGGATCTGGACACGCTCTGGTCCGCGGGCATATGGACCGTCGGGGTTGCATGATGCTGGGTCGTCGCGGCACATGGGGGCGAATGGTTTCCCGAACGCAGCATTTGTAAAAGCCGCCTGGTCGTTCGGCCACGTCGTCACTGCCGTAGTATAGAAGTTGCGCTCAGCGTCGCGTTTACGCTCGAACGGGTGAATCGACTTCCACTCGTTCTGGACCTCCTCCTTCATTGAAGGGTACCACGGAGCCTGCTGCGCGTAGCTTGGGTCGTCGCCGAGCAGGTAATTTGCCATGGGGTTGTCGCGCGTCGGCATGCGCAGACCGCTCATCACCTTTGGGCCAGTCGAAACGACACGCTTACCGTCTGGAATCATGTTCATGGTGTACAGTACATAAAGAGCGGCAATGACAAGAGCACCGAGAGCAACGATGCGAGCATCGCGACGAATCAGGTACGTGAGCACAACGGCGTACACGATGAAACGAGTCGTTGCGAGAACTCGCTGTTCCGCCGTCTGACGAGACGTGGGCCAAAAATCCAGCAGTTGATCTTTTGCAATGAGTTCACGCAGGTCAATCGTCATCTTCTATTTTACGTGGAGATTTTTTACTCCAAGTCCGAAGGACTTGTCCGTCGACTGGTGGCAACTTTCCACCTGCGGTGGAAAGGACTTGCTGTTTCAGATCAGAGGACCACCCTTACCACCCTTGAGTAGAGATGACATCAGACCATTCATGCTGTTCATCAGAGCCGCCTCGTCAATGGTACCGTCGGGGCCGGTTGCCGTATCCTGGAGCTGGCTGGCACACTTCTGCGCCACAGACTCGATCATGTTGAGCGTCTCGGCTGGAAGAGCGGAGATGGTCGTACCCAGAATGTACAGCGTCTGAAGGTACTGCCAGATGGCACCCTTCGTCGCATCGGACAGATCGGAGTTCCACAGACGAGGAATGTCCAGGTCGTTCAGAAAAGGCACCTCTGACGCATGCGTCTGGAAAAACTCCTCATCCTTCTGCATCAGGTGGTTTGCAAAAGGACCTACAGTCTCCATAAACTCCTTCAGAGGCTTCTTCTGGTTCGCCTTGCGCAGAAGGATGAACGTGTTCTGGTACTTTACCAGCTTCTTCTCAGTGGGAAACGTGAGAACAAGCTCGTCAAGAAACTGCTGCATCATGTCGTTGAAAGCGTTGGTGGTGGTCGCCATTGAGAAAATATACTTTTTTTGCTTTAAGCCAAAAGTCCAGCCGGCACGTAGTGCCCCCCGTCCGCCGCGAATTCCGACGGACAAGTCACTACGTGACTTGGATTTAAGCCCTAAAAGGCGTGGTTGAAATAGTCTCTTGGTGTCCACTGCCCTGGTGAACGATGATGTACACGAGCAAACCGACGAGAAATGCCGGCTTGAAGTACGCTGAGTTGGTGAGGACTTTTTCGTTGTTCAGTGATGCGCGAATGTGAATGTAAGCAATGGTCGCTGCGGCTGCAATCAGAGCAGCGCTCATAGGGTCACGAAAATAGTGATCAGCCATCTACTGTAGGTTACGAAAATTTCCGCTGCGCGACCTCTTGGACTTTTACTTGTCCGGAGCATCGTCGAATAGTGTCTCGTGATGAACTTTGACTGGAACCTGTTTAATACCAGTGGGAAGAGGTGGACGACCGGGCTCGGGGTTATCATCCGGCATCGGCGTTCCTGCCTCATCTGGTACCACTGGAGTATCCGCTTCAGGCGCTGCAGGTGTCCCAGCCTCCGGTGTACCTGGCAACGGTGTTGCAACCGGTGTTGACTCTTCTTCGTCGCCGGCCATCTCGGGGTCGGTGGGATCCGTGGGGTCCTCGTTGGCACCGCCCATGTCCAAGTCACCTGTAAAGTTGGGGATGTACGTATCAAGGATCTGTTGTACCGGAATAAAATCATCGATAACCTCTTTGATCAGTTCGTTGAAACGAGCCGCCATCTTGATGCGACGATCCTGGTCAGACATTTTGTCCACGACGACATACGGATCCTCGTACAGGCTCTTGGCTGCGGCGATGTAGCACGAGTGAACAAACACGTCGTTGGATGGCAGCTTGATGTTGATCTTCTTCGAGTCGGATGAAATGCGCACTGCCGACATGATCTTGACTGAAATGACGAAAACGGCGGCGAGCAGATTGGGAAACATCGAACAGGACTTGATGATTGCGTCCGCGTGCTGCTTCACGATCGTGTTGTTCCAGTGAGGCACCTCCTGGAGCAGCGTCTGGTAGTGAATAAGCGTCTGACGTCCCTTGGACACCTCGATCGCCTTTTTGTACATTTCGTAAAAGGCGTCAATCATCACGGGTGTCATGGCGTTGCACAGCTTGATCATAAACTTACGTTCCGCCTCGACCAGGATAGCCGTAGAGTCCATTGATGTTAGCGGGTTTATTTTTTTGTTCAAGACTCGCGCACTTTTTTTAACCCAA